CAACGTATGGTGGTGGGAAAGCAATCGCAGTATTCCTATCAACATTTTCCTGAAAAAAGACTGGGAAATATTCAAACCTTGCCTGCGTACATTCATCAACAAAGATCTTGAAATACTACACGGCCCTGTGTGTAGCCTGGCTGATATTATTCTTAAGAAAAGCAAACGAAAGTCCATTACACTTGTTCGCAGGATGGAATGATTAAAAATTTAATTGTAAACGGATGTTCTTTTACTGATGATCGTGTAGTACATACTTGGGCTACAGAGTTAAAAAAGAAATATCCAGAAATAGATTATCACAATATAGCCTCTGGCGCTGCCGGAAATGATTATATTTGCAATAGTACCATTGATTTTTTAGAAAAACACAGTTTTAATCCAAACAATACGTTAGTTTTAATAATGTGGAGTGGTACCGGCAGAAAAGATCTGAGAATTAGCGGAGAATGGTGGTATCATCTGCGGGAAGAGGGTTACTATTCTGGAAGAAATTTTAATGATAGTGAATATTATGTGTTCAGCGGAGGATTAACCAACAGCTGGACAACAAATAAAACTACTAAAAAAATGTTTGATTGGCTATATCGACTATCAGACCCAACCACTCTCTGTCAAAACAGTTTGCTAAATTTTCTAAACTTAGAAAACTATCTTAAAGTTAATCAATACCAATATAAATGTACCAGCTATGTTAACTACTGGGATCTGTTAGAACAATCTAATTTTAATGCAGGTGACTATTCCATTGGATACTTTTGCAAAGATTATTCCTTGTATCAAAATTATAATTTTTCAAATTGGTTTTTTGTCAATGAACAAAAAGATTGTTTGGCCGAATTTGCTCATCAACTTGGAGAGCTTGATACAACTGGGCATCCTACCGAGATCTGCCATAAAAAATTTGCCGAAGATGTAGTAATACCAATGATTAAAAATTTTATTACATTGAACTAAGCAAGTTCATATGCAATGCCACCAGCATTGCATAACTTAGGCTGTGTGACTTTTTGAATGTGTAGCCTTTGGCTTCGTCACCGTCCCATACAGTTTCAAACACCGTATCCCACGGCTGTTGTTGTAAATGCGCCTTGCCTGGTCGAATGATACTGATAAATGCTGCCATTCGCGGAATACTATCTGGACGCATCTCTTTCAACAAGTCTGTATAGTTGCCAACGTGTACCAACTGTTGAGCCCACTCTGTATCAGTCCATAGTTTGGCCCAATCAGGTTCTTGTGCCAGTGCTGTGGCATAGTGTTCGGGGCTGGCGATCAACTGATACACACTCATGTTCAATAGATCAATTTTAAAGTATCCCAATTCCTCTGCAACTTTGTAGTCAATGGCAGCACATTGGTTGACTGGATCTTGAGGAATGTTGGTAACATACACACCGGAATTGTGACGACGCACTTGTCCTTGATGCAGTTGGCGTGCTGGTGTATGCTGAATCAACTCCAGCAATTGATTGCGATCAGCAAAATCAATATCGATATCTGCGCTCATAATTACATTTTATTAGATTTTACTACCAATGTCAATACTTAATTTTGATTTCATAATAGTATGAAATTGTATTGTTGAATTGTTGTCGCACTCGTTAGTTAAAAAATTAGCTCGATTTTGATCAACCATGTACTTAAATTGTTCGCCTTCGAACACAGAGCGATTGTCGTCTAGCCACTTGACAGCTTCAACTGCTTTGTCGTATCTAATTTTATGATCCGTAATTTGATCAAACAGTTTGAGATCGTCTGGTAATAAATTCCATGCAGTGTAAAATCCAATATTGTTATAAAATTGATTAACATTTGCTCCACTAATTGGAAACGGTAAACTACCTGCATAAAAACATTTAAGTGATTTTTCAGTTACACTTAACTCATTATTTTGCCAAGATGTTTCTGGAAATATCACACAAGCATATTTAAAATATTCTGGCATGATAAAATAGCCAGGCGGTATCTCGCCAAATTTGTTGTCTATGCCTATGTTTACATTGTTATTATAATATTGATCGGGTTGCGGGATTGATTGGGTATGATACTGGTTATTGACCCACTCTCTAAATTGAGTGTCTTCTAAGGTTTCCCAGTGAGCATCATTTAGTTTATGTATGGTTGTGCTGATGTTAGACAACTGCAACATACTCGGAATTTGTTTTTTTAGTAATTCAAAAAAGTAATATCGATGTGTTCTAACAGATCCAGCAATTGCAATTAATTTTGCTGTTCTATTAATTGACCTGTTTTTAATATTTTCATAGTATTGTGGATAAAAATGCCTAGTCCAGTAATCTCGACAAGTTTGCATATCGTCACCCCACCGTATAACTTTGTGATGCAATGGGTGCGACTGTTCGATATAGCTGTTGGTAATTAAATAAACATTTTGTTGATTAATTAAATTGCCCATAGTTTCAGTAGCCACATGCAATGGTTCTCCGCCATTGCAAAAAAAGATTAAATTATAATTTGCTAATTCTTGTTCAGAATATCTACTAGGCATATAATCACACAAGACATTGAAATCCTTAGACGAGTATGGTGCATTAAAATGTATGTCGACTGGTGGGGTATAGTCAGGCATTAAACTTTGCAGGAGCCCGTACCATGCATCAAATATTTGGAATCCAATACCGTTTTTTCTAATAGTGAAATTAATTTTCATTTGATAATTATCTTTAGTGAAACTACACCCAGCAGTTAATAACGTTTGCATTACCATCCTGCTTTCTTTAATATATCCTTGGCATACTCTTGATCTGCAGGGTAATCCTGGAATCGTTTTTGCCAATGATCAACATCTATATAAGGATACACCAATGCGATCTGTTCCTGATTTAACTCACTTAAAAAATGTTGCCCGGATTCACTGTTGAAGATTATCCAAGGACTAATACGTCCTGCTGTAACAGCATACACCATTGCGTTGGTGCCACCATAGCGCAAACAATCATGCGGTGGATTGCCTGTTTTTTCTGACCAATCAATACCAAACTCCATTGCACGGGCCAATGCATCGTCGACATTTTCCACACGCAAATAAAACGCCAAGTACTCTGTGTAAACTGTGTCGCTACACCAGTGATCGATCTTTTTGTTTTGCTTCAGTACCCATTCCATAAACCTTGCAGGATTGATAGCACGTATGCTCACACAGTAACGTCCAAACTTGACAAAAGCCTTGTAATAAGGACTGCTGCAAAAATCATCATAGGTTTTTAACTTGGCACTGCCCTGCGTCATTTCATAAAATTTGATGTATGCTTGAAACCCCAGTTCCACTCCACGTTCAGAACGTTCCTGTCTACGTCTACGTGGCTCGCAACTGTGCACAGTGAGGCTTGTTTCTTTAACAAAATCTTTTTTACAAAACTGACAAGTGTACTTCATTTTTTCTTTTCTTGACCCATCAACTTGTAGTGTTCGTCAATTTCTTTTTTGGTTGTCATTGATGCCAGCACAGCAATATCATCATCTTTCATATTGGGATACAGTTCCGACAACTGCTTGCGTATACTGCTGGCACCGGGTTCTTTTTTCTTTGGAGCAATCCAAGTATGCCTGGGAGTGCCCATATCTGGACTCACAGTGGTAGCACACAGCCATTGCAGTTCTGGGTGCTTGCTCAGTGTAAAGAAATGCTTGTTGAGCCGTTCATTAGTGGCAATGAGATAGAACTGTTGCAGTTCCGGTGATCCTTCTACTGAACTGCCCCATCTGATCATTAAAAATGTCGAAAACTTTTTGCGTTCTTCGTCAGTCAGCTCTTGATAAAAGTTTCTGTTCTTGCGATCCAACTGTCGCATTTCGTTGCCAATGTTCAACTTGTCGCTCATTACCAGGCCTTGCTGTAGTCTACAATTTCACAGTTACGGCTAATGTCTTTGACAAAGTACACACAATCGGGCTTTGGTCCGTCAGTAATAGGAACACACAGCATTTGCCCGTTTTTTAACTTGGGAGCATACCAAGCCACTTCGTGATAAACATCTACAATTTCAATGTCTGGAAAGCTGGGACGGAAACTGCTCAATGGGTTGAACTGAAATACTTTGAACCCGCGATCGTTGATACTGGTCAGTGGCAACACTTCAAGATCACCTATTTCCGGTTCGCCAATAAGAATTTGCCAGTCCATGGGCATACGAATTTTGTTGTTGCCGATTTTTAATACCAATGCAGGCGCATTAAAACTTTCAAGAAAGATCAAAGGAATATAATGATAGTCAGGATCTTTGGGATCGCTATTGTCAAAAATAGCAAATCTCATATCATCTACTTCTTCAGGAAGATGGTCGAGATCAAATGGTTCGTTTTTATCTAAAGTTAATATACGCATGTTGTTATTATAGCAGGTTTGTTAAAAATTACAACCATTATTTCCATTCTAGTTTTTCTTGTGAGAAGGGATAGTTGGCATCTCTGTAAAATACTTTTCGTTTGGTCAGATGGCGCTTGGCAAACTTACAGGTGCTGGTCACATCCCAGATTTGGACGTGGTCTTTGTCTTCCGCTTTCCTAATACCTCGCCCAATTGATTGTATAACACGGACAAAGCTCTTTCCGGGCTCAAGAAGAACCAGATTAAAAATCCTAGGGATATTAATACCCACAGCGGCCACACCATAAGTCGCCACAATAATCTTCCCAGTGCTTGTTGCAATTTCATCATATTCATCTTGTCTTGCTCCTGCTTTGGTTGCACCTGATACAAATACAGCTTGATCGCCCAGGCGCTCGATCAAGGCGTGGCCTGCTGCCACACGGTCTACCAATACCAATGTATTGCCAGTGTCATTGACATGCTTTACCAAGTTGGCAATGGCAGTGAGCCTGTCTGGCTCTTCTAATAAAAACTTCAATTCGCTTTGGTAATTTGAAAATTCGGCATGGTCCACCAACTGTACAATGTTCACATGACACTGTGCAAGTACGCCGCGGTCTTGTAACTCACTAGCACTTAGTTGATTGATAACAGGTCCTAAACTACACTTCAATGCTTGAAACTCAAACGGTTCTTTGGGCACAGTTCCGGTCAATCCCCAACGAATTGGCACTCTAGCCATTATGCCAGTCAACAGTGTCTTGAGTGCATCAGCTTTGGCCATGTGCACTTCGTCCACCATCACACATACCACATCTTCAATGAAGTCTTGGATAGTGACATCTGCTACACCACTCTTTGTGTTTTTCATCAGCACATTTAAACTTTGCCAAGTACAAATTGTATGTGTACGGCCAATTTCTTTGCGATCACCAAAGTACACACCAACATCTAATCCCAAGTTGATGTAGTCTGCTTCGGTCTGTGTGACCAAACTCTTGTTGGGCACAATAACAATACTGCGACCATACGGTTCAATGCTCAAACTCAATGCCGCTGTCATCAATGTTTTGCCAGCACCTGTAGCCACTTCCTGTATACACTGTGGGTTGCCAAGAAAAGCATTGATGATCTCAACTTGATAGTCACGCAATACCACAGGTTGCCCTGCCATAGGATGTGTCTTGGGCCATACCTTGTGAGCGAATGAGTCTTCTTTGATATGATCAAATTCAAATGTGGTCGAGTATGTGCGCTGATCGTCTAGCTCAATGTCGTAATTAAATTTTTCAAGGATAGGCACAATCTCTGGCAACAGATTTACATAGGTACTGCCACCTAACTGAAAGTAGCTGACCTTGCCGTCCCATCTGCCTAACCGCACCGCGGGCAAGTATCGAGCACCGGGCACATCATATTTGAAAGCATTAGTTAATGCACGGCGTGCATCAAGTTCGAGCCCTTCAATTTTAATGTTAACTTCGTCTTTGATTATTATTGTGGCTGTTTTCATTGTTGTTTAGTATACACTATTTAAACCGTAAAGTCAAAAAAAAACAGGCACTGTTTTACCAATGCCTGCTGTAAAGAGTAGATCAACTACTCTGGAGTTAAATTGTTCAAGCAACTTTCATGCAAGTTGTTTCTGCCAACCGCATCCAATTGTTGGCACTCAGTTTACGCAAGTCCGCAATCTTCAATGCCATACGCAAGCTCACCTCACGCAGACGATTTTGATTTGTATCCATAAAAGAGATAATCTCTTTTTGTGCTTCTTCTTCAAAGTCATAGTCTGCAAACAACACGCCGTCTTTGGCAATTTGTTGAATACGCAAAATCTTATCACGCATGGTGTCCAGTGTCAAATCCAAATAGTGACAACGACTCTGCAATGCATCCAAGTGATCTTTAAGCTTCTGCGACTTCATTTTGTCAAACTTCAAGTTGGTGATAAAAATTACACTGCCTTTGAATTCAAAACGCTCAGGAATGCCTTCACGTCGTAGAGCACTGCTCTCACTCAACCACGAAATAGTACGTTTCTTGCCAGAATCTAACGCACCTTTGAGCAAGTTAAGAGCAACATCATCTAGCAAAATGCTGTCACAGTCGTCAAACACCACAACACAATTTTCGTCGGAGAATTTGTAAAGTGTTTGGTACAAGCCAATTGGAGTAGCACTGCCCTTGACAACTTCTGCACGAAGTCGTTTGCCTGCCAGTTTGTCAAACAAACAAGACTTTTCAATTTCTTGTTCAACGCCAAAGCTCTTGCCCACGCCAGGAGGGCCACTCACAATCATAGCACGAATGTCACCGCTGACTGTTGCCTTTGTCATTTCAGTCAAAATGTCAAAGCGCTCACGGATGCGGTTGATTGCTTGCTCGTCAGTTTCTTCTACTACAGGAACAGCGGGTGCTGATTGTTGCTCCATATTTTCTCCA